ACCACTTTGACAATTGGTTCGACCACATGGACTGGTGGGGGCGGTACAGCAGGAGAGCACCCCGGTAACAACGGTAATCCATTTGGACGAGGTGGAACTGTTGGGTCTGGGTCTAATGCAAACAACCTTGGTGGAACCAACGCTTATGGGTATTACTACATCAGTGGATATGTTCAAGTAATTGTTGGTTACAACACATATTGTTGTGCAACTGACAAGTTGGGTAATTGTACCCAATACTGTCCTGATTACAACAGCCCTATCTACGGTCCTGACTACAACCAACCCATCTATGCTTGGAACGCCTCATACTACGCATGTGGTGGCGGTGGAGGAACTGACTCTGCTGGCTCAAACGCAACCGGTCACACAACTACATCACAAGTTGGTGGTGCAGGTGGTGCCGGTGGTGGAGCATATGGACTCCGTGGTGGTAACGGCGGCGGTGGCGGAGGAACCCAAGGCATCGCCTCCAATGGTTCTGTCCCGGCGGGTTCTGGCCCAATCGTTGGTACTGGTGGTCAGGGATGGTTTGGTGCCGGCGTTGCTGGTGGTATCACCTTCAAGTATTATGGGCCATAAGGAGCAGAAATGATTAATCCACAACCATTTACAATCGATATTTTGTCAACGTACAAAGCCTTCTTCTTACTGAACAGGCTTCCAAAGAACTCAACTGACGTAGCAATCCGCATCAAAACGCCTAATGGCTACGAAGATGTTGACTTTGTTGATTTGTTTACCATGGCGGACGGGTCACTACTAGCGGCGTGGGTACACCCACTACAAAAACTGGGTTTGCAAAACCTTGTTGCTTCCGTTGATGGTCAAACCCAAATTCTCAACCTGTATCCGGTTGAGAGGATTATTGACATACACGACCGTCCAATTGACTCTGATTATGGTGTCTTCACCTTTGCAAACTCTGCTCCGGTAGAGAATGCTGATTGGCGCTGTGACAGGGGTTACTACGGTGCAAAGCGGTTTGAGGAAGACTTTGCCCAACCAGTGATTACGTCCTTGGAAGACATCGTCATTTATGAATCGTTCTTGTCGGTGGCCGGGGCTGGTCATTTGATGTACATGGAGATTGCTAAGAACACAGAACTTGCAACTGAGAAAATGAATAACTCGGTTGTGCCAACTACCGGACGTACTTTTCAGGAAGTTCTTCGACTTATCTACGAGTGGTCTGTCTTGGCGGACTACCCGTTTGACAGCACCGACGTTGCCGCCAACCGTGCTAAGGACTACCTTACCCAATTGCAGTTGACTGACTCTCAATCAAGCAATTGCCCGAAATGCAAATATCCCAGTACATCATGGGAAGTGACAGCGCCCGCACTAGACCAACTAATATCCAACCACTGACAAGTGCAGTGGCGGACATCCTGTTCGACCGTATGGCATCCAGTTCACTTAGTTTCATTGTTTCTAGAAACCCTGAACTGTGGAACTTGAGTCAGATTTTGGAACGTGAGTTAGATGAACTAGAAGCGGGAATTCAACGATTTAAGCAATACTACGGTATTCCAATTGATGCCGACATGTCTAATTGGAACATGATTGCTGAAATTGCCGGATTTTGGATGCCTAAGCAAACATCGTACATCCATAATCAGTTGAGGCACTTTACCAACAAGAAAGCAGTTCTTGATGCACTCAATATCGTATAGAGCGCTAGTCACTTACTCTAATCCCTCAACAGGAGAAATCAGGGTCCGCATACCGGCAATGTCAGGTATTGCATCTGACTTGCCAATTTCTTTTATTGGACGCAAGAAGAAAAGTGGAGCATGGTTAGTTCCGGCAATTGGTGAGCAAATTGTTGTAACGGCCGACGATGTCAACCTGTCAAACGTGTTCTGGCTTCACGTCGACACATACGATGTGCGTGCCACACCAGATTATGGTTCGTTTTACGACACCCAGATTCAAACAAGTGCGGGAATAGACATCGCCAACCCCATGAAGTTTCGGAGCACATTTGAGGCAAACAACGTGTCTGTTGTGGACAACTCTAAAATCAAGGTTGCTTATGGTGGTGTGTACAACATCCAGTTTTCGGCCCAGTTGGACAAAACTGACTCCGGCGAAGACCACGTAGACATCTGGATTCGCAAGAATGGGGCCGACGTTCCGTGGTCAAACACACGTCTGACCATGCCCAAAAACGACATCAAATTGGTGGCCTCGTGGAATTTTGTGGTGGCTCTCAACGATAATGATTACACAGAAATAATCTGGTTGTCTGATGATGCCACAATGAGACTGTATGCCGAAACGGCGGGCACTTCTCCGGTTCATCCGGCTATTCCCTCAGTTATTGCAACCATCACGAGGGTTGTATAATAGATGCATGGCTCGTAAATACCCCTATTACCCCGCATTTGATGGCAAGAAGGCAGGCGCAGGCGTTGAATGGTTTGTCAACTCTTGTAGTCGTCGCTGGAAGGCCAAGAACATGGGCATCTATTCGGCACGTCTGATGCGAAACAAGCACACCGAGGGCAAGAAGATTGGTGACCCCGGTATGGAAAAGTGGCTGAGTGTGCACGCAACCGGGGCCGCATGCGATATTGGGTACCCCAACCGCAAGGTCGGCTTGGAGATGTGGGAGTGGTTCCTCAAGTACACCAAGGAATTGGGGATTGTCGAGATTCACGATTATGCCTTTGACGCAAACGCCAAGGATGGTAAGCCCGGTTATGGCCGTGGATACCGTTGTAGCCGTGGTGAAGGAACCGACCCGGGCGCAGTCAAGGTGTACAACGAAAAAGAGAATGCTGGCTCTTTTGGAGGCCAGTGGCTCCATTTAGAATTTGAGCCTGAGTTCGCCAAGGACGCCGCAAAGATGGAAGCCGCATGGAAGGCTCTTCCCAAGCCCGGGCAGGCTTAATACGCTAAAGTAGCAATATGGCCACCAAGAAGTCTGGTCTAGGCAAACGTCTAGACGAAGTGTTAAACATTCCTCCTTCAAGTAGAGGTGGATTAGACAATTTAATTCCTTCTACTGCACCCGATTCTGACTACGAACCGGAAGATTTGCAGGACTACGTACTTATCCCCCGGACCAAGGACCCCCTAAAGTCCCCCGGTGGACCGTATCCCGCAGTTGATGATGACCAGTTTGAACCATACTTTGTTGAGCGTGTTGTCCCTGATGATGACCCAACGCTGTACCAACAAGGTCCAGACCGAAGCACACGTGTAGCGTCCCATAAGTTTGTACCATATGGTCGACTGATGAGCCGGACTTACGCCAAACAAG